CTATATGAGAAAGCCTAAAGAATTACATCGATTCTATAAATCAGTAGCATGGCAAGTAGCAAGAGAAATTAGAATCCGAGAAGCAAATGGTAAGTGTGAGAAGTGTGGTGCTTTAGGAGAAGAAGTACATCACATCATTAAGTTGACTGTACATAACGTAAAGGATCCAGAAATTAGTTTGAATCAAGAGAATCTCGAATTGTTATGTAAGAAGTGTCACAACGAACAACATAAGCGTTTCTCCAAGTTGCAGCAATTTGATGAAGATGGTAATTTAGTAATGAAGTAAACATCCGTTCGTGTTATAATACCGTTAGAAAGGTGTGATGAATATGAATGTGAATATTGATGCGAAAAAGATATTGGCTTTAGCTGGAGTGTTTAGTGGAGGAGTTGTAACTGGAGCAGTACTATACAGAGATCACAAAGAGTTTAGAGATTTCTTTGACAACAAGTTGTATCCTGGATTAATTAGTTTTATTGAAGAGAATGGACTATCTATTTTCAAACTTATTATCGAGAATGTATTAGAGGAAGATTCTACTGCTAGAAAACTGTTGATAGCTTTAGCAGATTCTATTGAAAATGGAAATCGTAAAGAAAGAAAAAGAATAGAGAAAGAACTTTATAAGTACAAAGATGAACTTCCATCAATGATTAGAAAAATGGAAGAAAAAGCTTTAGATAATAACTAAAATAACCCCCGCCCCGTTGCCTAATAGTAATATGCGAAGGGTACCGCGTAAGGGGGGGCAATTAAAAAATGGAAGCCAAAATTTTTGAAAAACTGAAAAATGATTGGGAAAGAGGAAAATGCTATGAGTTTTGAAATTGTAAAAGGCAAACTATATGATGCATTCATAGCAGATAAAAGTGTATTTAACGAAATTGAAAGCAAAATTTTATCTAATATAAAGAAAGTGGCGATTGATGCATCAAAAGTTAAACTATATTTGTTGGACCATTTTTTGTATCAAACAAGAGCCAATGATCAATTAATGTCAAGTGGTTTCAACAAGGACACATGGTATTTATCAAGTTTAGAAACCGGTTTCTATCAATTAGCCACAAATCTTTTATTTAATCTTTATAGCGAAAAAAAATTGAAGCAAGTTTCTATAGACTATATATTAGGACAGCTTATTGAAAATGCAAAGATGAAGAAAATAACAAATGTTCTAAATAGTGAAGAAATAATAAAGAAACTAGAAGAACTTAGACTTGGTTTTTTTGATGCAAAAACAGTCGGATTTTTGTCAGGTCTTAAAGTACTAAGAGACGAAAACGCTTCGCATCACGATATTAACTTTTCTCATCCAGAGGTTATTAAAATTAAGGAAGTTTATGAATTGTTTTACAAAATGAACAATACCTTAGTAAGTTTGTTAGAATATTTAGAAATTTCTAGTGATGCAATTTCTAGATACGAAGATAAGCAATTTTTATGGGAGATTAACAACTACTTAATCAAAAACGGAATATATAAATAAGTGTTTATTGAGTGAGGTGTTGAAATGTCAAAAATTGAAGATGTAAATATTGAGTTAGAGCGACTTCGGTCGCTTTTTTCATCGGTTGATGAGACCAAAACTCAACTAGTCGATAACCTTATTGAGCAAGCTGCATTTATGAAGGTGGAACTTGATAAGTTACAAGAACAGATCAAAAAACATGGCGCGGTCCAAGTTTCATCAAAAGGTACTCAACGCCAGACAGAAGCAGCTAAGTATTACACAAAACTTGTGAATTCGTATGGCACAGTGATTAAAACATTAAATACGATTCTTGGAACACAAGTAAATGATGGAGATGATGCATTTGATGAATTTCTTAAGAGAGCAAATGAATGAACTATTTAGTCGAGTATTACAATGAAATTGAAAAGGGAAACATCATCGTAGGGCAGGAACTAAAAGCTGAGTTGGATCAATTAATCATGGATTTAGATAATCCAGCCTACATCTTTGATGAGAAACCTGGGAAGCTTAGAATCGATTTCATAGAAACTTTCTGTAAACACACAAAATCACCATTTAATGGAATGCCATTTATCTTAGAGTTATGGGAGAAAGCATTACTTCAAACTGCTTATGGGTTTAAGATGGCTAATTCAGGATTACGCAGATTTAATGAAGTTATTTTACTCATTGCCCGTAAGAATGGTAAGACAACATTTGTTGCTGGTATCGATTTAGCTGAATTCTTTCTTTCAAGTGGCGGTGTTGATATTGTTTGTGCATCAAATACAACAGAACAAGCAAACATCCTTTTTGAAGAGATCAACAACATGAGAGAACAGTCTCCTGCACTCTCAAAAGAGACAAGAAGTAAAAAGAATATCTTTCATATCTATTCTCCAAAAACAAAGAATAAAATTAAGAAATTATCAGCTCAATCCAGAAATAAGGATGGATACAATATCGAAGTTGGTTGTATTGATGAAGTTCATGAGATGACAGATTCCAAAGTCTATGACGCTATCAAACAATCACAATCAACTAAAAAAGAACCTCTTATATTTATCATAACCACTGAAGGGACAACCATCGGTGGTTTTTTAGATAGCAAATTAGATTATGCAAGGAAGATGCTAAAAGGTGAAATCTCAGATCAAAGAGTATTGCCCTGGTTATACACTCAAGACTCAACCGAAGAAATATATGAAGATCAGGCAACGTGGCAAAAGTCAAATCCGAGTATTGGTGTGGTTAAAACGCCTTTATACTTAGAAGATGTTATGAACAAATCGAAACATGATTTATCGACAAGAGTGACAATGCTTTGTAAGGACTTTAATATCAAGCAAGCAGATTCTGGATCGTGGCTATCCTTTGATGACTTAAACAATGAAGATACTTACTCAATTGATGAGCTAAGAGATTCATATGCGGTTGGAGGAGTGGATCTATCATCGACTACTGATTTGACAGCTGCAGTACTTGTTATTCAAAAAAGAGACAGCAACAAAAAGTATGTGATTCCACATTTCTTTATGCCAAGTGAAGTTCTAGAAAAAAGAATCAAAGAAGACAATGTTCCATATGATATTTGGATAAAGAGAGGTCTTGTAACTTTAACAGAAGGTAATCAAAACGATTTTAGCTTAGTAACTCAATGGTTCATGAAGATGATACAAACTTATGGTATTAGACCTCTATGGGTTGGATATGATCCGTGGAACTCTCAATATTGGATTAAAGAAATGGAAGACTTAGGATTTAATATGGACAAAGTCAGACAGGGTATCTACTCACTATCTGAACCGATGAAAATCCTAGAAGCTGATTTAAAAAACAACTTGGTTAACTATAATAACAATCCAATCATGAAATGGTGTTTATCAAATACACAAGCAAAAGTTGATTTAAATGGAAACATACAACCATCCAAACTTAACTCTAAATACAAACGAATTGATGGGACTGTAGCGTTAATCATTGCATATGTTGTTTTAAACAGATTTAAAACAGACTATGAGAACATGTTATAAATACAAAATTACTTGTATTTGAATAAAAAAAATGCTAGAATATAAAGACAAGAGAGGTGTCTGTATGGATTTAGACAAAATCAAAGAGATAGAAGATATGATTTTTGAATTAGGTCTTGAAGACAAAGAAAAAGAAGAACTATCTATTGGTTCATTTGACGGTAAAAACAAGGACCAAGAAATTATATTTTCAGTTAATTCAATTTAAAAAAGAATGCTCAAATTGAAGTGAACCCCAAAAAGTAGACACTATAAAAAAAGAAGTCTACTTTTTTGTTTTCCGACGTTTTGTATTATAAAATCTGAGCCATTTGTGCACGAATGCTATGTACTCAGCTAAAGATTTGATATTATTATTGTATAGAGTCTCTTTCTTTAGTAGGGAATGGAAACTCTCAATGACTGCGTTATCAAGGGGTGTCCCTTTTCTAGACATTGAAATCAGGATACCTTTTGATTCGCAGACAGTTTTATATTCATAAGATAAATATGGTGTGCCTTGATCTGAATGGATAATCATTCCACTCAGATCTTTTGTTTTCTTAATTGCTTTGTTTAAGGTATCCATCACGAGCTGATTATCATTATGCTTACTGATTTGATAAGCGACGATTTTTCTTGTTTCTAAATCAAGTATGGTTGATAGGTATGCACGCTTATTGCTAAAGATGAGATACGTAACATCGGTGACCCACCCCTTCTGGTTGAATTTTCTAAGCAGTAAATCAGGTCTAATATTGTCTTTACTGTATTGGTTAGTAAGTTTCTCAGTTTTCACATAAGACGGCCTCAAGCCGTATTTATGCATAATTCTAGCCACTTTCTTATGATTGACTTGATATCCCTTATCATTGAGCTCATCTGTGATTCTACGATAGCCGTATGTATTTAAACTTTGTTTGAATACACGCCTAACAAGCTTATACATATCATAGTCTCTATCTTTCACATGTCGATACTTATAATACGTCTTAGTACTGATTCTCAATACCTCACACATCAATGTAATCTTATGGACTTCTCGGTATTTGTTGATGAAGTTTATTTTTTCTTTTGTTCGCTGGTAACCAAGAAGTCCTGGAACTTTTTTAAGATTTCGTACCGCTCTTTATAATCGATATCTTTTTTGTTTCCTTGACCTCGTGGTTTGATTTCTAAACCACCATCACGTTTAATCATATATACCCAATTCGCTATCGTGCGCCAGGGCATGTTATATTTTCGTTCTAGAAATGTGTAGCTTGCTCCAGCTTGCTTTTCTTTGACAACCTTCAACTTAAAATCCAAATCATAGCTCTTAAATGTTTGTCCTTTCTTTGCCATATAAAAAACACCTCCATAAACTTATTATATGGAAATGTTTCTTATTTTGTTATTAACCCTCTTTTTTTATAGTGTCTACTAAATAGGGTTCAGTCTAAATTAAGCATTCTTTTTTTGTGGCTGAATTATTGGCATTGAAGAAATCAAAGTTTTGCCATTATTATTCTCAATGATTTTTACTGCTGACGAAATCTCAAATGTAAGATTAACAGAATGATGTATAGATAATACCAAATCTTGAAGAGTCTGATCATCTTCTAGGTTTTTTATTTTAAGTCCAACATTCTTACACCAAGTATGGTTAAAATGTCTTGCGTGGAATTTTGAATCTTGATTTTCGTTTAGTTTATTGACAATATTGTTTATAAGCTCATCTTTATTTTCTTCATCTTTTAGCATGCATTTTGATAGCCATTCTTTAACCAATATACCAGATAAATCAATGGCATTTATTACTGTTTTATAATCTGCTTTATTATATTTATCAAGGAGAATTTTCCAATAAAAATACGACTTGGAATCTTTAGTCAACTGCTCTTGAGCTTCTTCAAATTCTTTTTTAATGTTAAATGCAGGAATACCACCAAACTGAGGATCAATCGGTCCTAGACTAGAATGATAACCCATTACTATTTCTTTAGAGGCACAAGCTAACATAGTCCCGGCAGACATTGCCATATGTGGGACAATTACACGAATATCGGAATTGAAAATATCCTTAAGATAATTTACAATCGATTCAGTTGCTACAGGGTTTCCACCTGGTGTATGTAGAATCAGATCTAATCCTTTATCCCTTTCAAGATTGTGAACTGTTTCCATAAAACCATTCATGTCGGTATCATTGATATCTACGTTTTGGTGTTGTTTAGTCAAAAATGCAGAATAGTATATGATAGTATTTCTCCCAGTGTATTCACTTAGTGATTTTATAAATCCACGTCTAACATCATCAATATTTTTTCTATTTTGTTTTATATCGTTTAATATTTCGCTCCAAGTAGGCATTTAAATTCCCCCTTCGTATGATATTTATATTAATTATATCATCATTTTAAGAGATTGTCACCCTGTTAGGAGGTTCATATGGGTCTAATAAAAAGGAAAAGTAAAACTGGATCATTTGATGCACTCCAGTTAATTAGTAATTTAAATACATTTTATACACCGTTTGGTACAAACATTTCAAAAAGTGATGTGGTTAAGATATGTATTGATAGGGTAGCTAGCCAATGTGCAAAACTTAAACCAAGATTTATCAAAACTGAGAGCGATAAGACAGTGACCGAGAAAAAAGGTCGACTGTCTTTTTTATTGAAGTATAAACCAAACGAAATCATGACACCATATGACTTCATCTACAAAACGATTACTTTGCTATTGCTGAATGATAATGCGTTTGTTTATCCGAAGTTCGATAAAGATACAGGTGAACTAAAAGGTATCTATCCATTAAGACCGATCACTGTAGAAATCATTGTTGATAGCTCAGATACTTACTTCATCAAATTCTTGTTCGATAATGGAGAGTCATACATATTGCCCTATGATAATGTCATTCATTTAAGACGCCATTTTGGACAGAATGATATCTTCGGTGGTACAGGATCCACTGGTGACCATGAAGCAATTCTTAAAACCATATCCATTAATGATAGCTTACTTCAAGGAATCGATAATGCAATAAAGTCATCCATGCAAATCAAGGGTATCTTGAAGATGAATGGAATGTTATCAGAAACGGATAAGAAGAAACAGCGTGAGTTATTTGACGCAGCACTGTCTGAGTCGGTAAGTCTAAAAGGGAGTTCAATTATTCCTATTGATTTAAAGTCGGAATACATTCCTTTAGATGTTGATCCGAAGCTTATTGATAAGGATACACTTGAATTCTTACAAGCTAAAATCTTAGATTACTTTGGAGTATCGGTTCCTATATTTACTAGCAAATATACAGAAGAAGAATTTAATTCTTTTTATGAATCAACCATAGAGCCTTTAGCTATACAACTTAGCGAAGCTTTTTCTATAGGTCTGCTTACCAATAATCAGTTGGAACGTGGTGAAGAGATTATCTTTTATAGTGAAAGATTACAATACGCTTCATGGAATACTAAAGTAGCTGCAATTGAAAAGTTGATGAGTCTTGGCATTATGTCGCTCAATGAATCAAGAGCGTTACTAGGATTAGAACCTATCGAAGGTGGAAACAAACGACTTCAATCTTTAAACTTTGTCGATGCAGATAAAGCAAATCAATACCAAGTTGGAACGGAGGAACCCATAGATGAAGATAACAGTTAATGGAAAGATATCAGAAGATGCATTAAAAGTCATTTTAGAAACGCAAAAAGCAAAAACGGTCATCATTGATGATTATTGCAAGAAAGAAAAACTCGAGTCACTTTTTTATAAAGACTCAGAGCTTGAATATGAATATCAAAAGCAACCCATATCCAAAACAAAGAAAGTAGAGGTCAGACATAATGATCAAGGAAACTAGACTCGCTGATGTCACCCTTCATGAAGAAGATGACAAAATGATATTAGAAGGTTATGCATTAGTCTTTAATAATGAAACCTTAATCGGTGATGAAGAATACGGCTTCATAGAAGAAATTGATTCAAGAGCACTACGTGATACGAAAATGAAGGATGTTCCTATGAAATATAATCATATGGACTCCTTTTTAATTATTG